CATTTTAGTGGGTTTAAAGGGTTAATTAATGAATGATTGACATAGTCAATATACAACTTTATTTGCAAAGACTATGATAAATATCGTTAAAGTTCGTTAAGATTAAAGACGATTATTAAAAAGATAGTTCCAAGGGTGATTACGCCTGTGTAGTAGATGATTGAATCTGCAATCGAGTTGAATGAGTTTTTCATATTAACTTAAGATTGTTAAAAGTGATTTGGGACAGTTGATCTGTCTACGTGCTCCATTTTCTTTAATGATGCAATTGACTGTATTAACTTTGGTAACCAGGAATTTAATTCCATTGTATTTTGGTTTGTTAATAGCAACGACAGTACCGGTACGGAAAGCGTTATAAGATAGTAATTTGATCTGAGTATTAATCTCAGACTTGAGCTTCTGAAGCTCGTTTAAGTTTAAATTTTTAATGTTCATCAGTATAGGGGTTAAATGAATGATTGATTGACATAGTCAATATACGACTTATACTGCAAAGACTACGATATTAATCGTTAAGAATCGTTAAGATTTCAACCACTGATTGATTGAATCCTTATCGTAAAGGTACTCCCAACTGGGGGACTAGGCCCAAAGGGAGTGTGGTTAGCTTTAGATCTTTATAGCAGGTGGTCCTCACCCTAGATTTATTAACCCTCTTATGTCAACGTAGTTAGTAGAGCTCTGGGTCCTCGTCAGGATAGAGGCTGTATTAATGATTGATTGACATAGTCAATATACAACTTATATGGTAAAGTCCACGATGTTAACCGTTAAGGAACGTTAAGATTTTCAAATTAGTTTTTCACTATGTGGTCCTTTCGGCCCCGTGTATAACCTTGACAGTTGGAAATCTTAGTGACCAATCCCCGTCTTGGTTCTGAGTCTCTTCGAAGTATGCTACAGTAATTAGTTTGCCTATAATGTCCTTAGGACTTTCATGGTAGCGTATACGTTCTTGTTGGCTGAAGCCAGATCCGACTGCTACTTTGAAACCTTTGTGCTCGATGTAAACCTGAGCAAGCATATCCATCTTGACTTCTTTACCATTTCTGATAACTCTATGTTCTCTGAAGTCGCATCCTGTAACTTCATACTCCGCATCATGGAATGTTTTGACCTTAAGAAGATTGTTAGAACGTTTGCCTTCATAGCCAACATTCTTACGGACCATGAATCCTTCCCATTCATTATCTCTAGCCATATCTTGCCATGTTTCAAAATGAGCATCATCAATTAAACTGAAGTGTTCGACATATTGAAGAGTGTCGCCATCCGATGAGTCCACTATAGAACTAGCAATACGTAATCTCTTTTCCAGAGGCACATCGCCAACCTTATCGTCAAAGGTTTTCTTACTGAATGAATCGAAGATCTTGAATTTAGGATTCTGGATTGTGTGATCCTTGCGTCTGATCTCCTTCATGATAGCCTGGAAATCTTCATTGTCCAAAATATTACATATACAGATCTCGCCATCGAGTACGGTGTTGACTAGGTTAAGGGCTTCGATATCCTTGACAACCTTATCCAACGTATTAAAGATCTGCCCTTGACGAGACCTTAGTTCCACGTTCCCGTCCGCATCTATAATAGCAAGGCAGCGCACACCATCTAATTTCCTAGAAGCATACCAAACCTCACCATAATCACCGTTAGCCAAATCTACAAGTTTAGGTTGATAGACATTAGCAAGTGCAGGTTTAAAGGTAGGGATCCATCCAGGAACAATGGCATTAAAGACTCCGTCACTAGCACGAACTTCTAAGTTGCGGTCAATGACAGAAAAGATTAAAGCTTCGTATGCTTTGTTTAAGAATATATAGCCATTGACTTTTGCAATAGCAGCATGACCTGTGTAGACCCTATTGTTGAGATCATCCAGAAGATCGAATATATTATCATACCCATGTACGATATCCCGAAGGTCAGGATTAGCTCGACAAGTCTTAGATGTAATGTGGTAGACCTTGAATGGGTCATACGTATACTTAACCAATTCGGTAATGAATGAATGGTATTTGTATATATGTATGATTTCCTTTTTGACCGTGGTCTTGGAATTGGCTTTCATTTCATGAACGAAATCGGCAGCCATTGGCCAGTTATCTTTTGGATGTTTTTCCATATTATGTGGGTTTTTATACGTAGACATCACAACCAGAGTTTTCCCAATGTGTGACATGTTGAAGTAGTTCCTCGACTTGATGAGTAGCCTTATTAAAGGTCTCATACTTGTCTACCATTTCTACACCATCAAAGACAATGATGGGTGTTATGTCGCCGCCTTCATCGAAGGTGATCTTAATGTCAGTTTCTTTATAGATGTCCATGTCGTAGGGAGTTAAATAGTTAATTAATGTACATAGTCAATATACAGCTTTATCTGCAAATACTATGATGAATTCCGTTAAAGAACGTTAAGTCAGTAGTGATCCATGTAAAAGTCTAGGACCTCACGTTGCTCTGTTGGGTTTAATTCTCTAGGAAGTTTTCCGAATAGGATCCTAGCGATCTTGTGTATATAATAACTCTTCATGTTATTGGGGATTGGTGTGTACGTATTCGACAATGTATTCTATAGGCAAATCATATAGGTCTGCCAGGTACTCAATGCCATTACCTTGCTTGTATAGGGATCTGGCTTCATTGGCTTTAGCAGTGTCTATTCCACTTGTTGGGAAATAATGTTGATCCCACTTAACAAAAATATCAAATAAGAGTTTGGGATTAGCCATTTTCCTAGCATTGATTGTGTCCAATGCATGGGAGCATGAATCGCAATGAAGGTTAAGGTCTTTTGGCATCGGGAGGTTCAGCGTCTCGAAGTCTAGGCGGCGCGCATCCAGCTTGGCGCAAAGCACAGTAAGGAAAGCCTTTTGAGCTATGTAGCTAATGTAGTTGTGTCCAGGTGTGTCCATGGTTTAATAGTATTTTATAATTGTGCCACCTTTGGTGACGAGGTTAATTCCTAATTCAATTTCGAGCTTACGAAAGTCTAGTTGACCCATACCGATTGCTTGTTGAAGCACTTGCATGAACACAGGGAAAGGTAGCGCAGTGCCACTCTTCTCGACAAAATAGCCATAGAGTAGTTCGGCACCTTGTCCGGTGTTCTTAAATGTTATGTATTGGTCTCGGGTCATTTAGAGTTTTGGCTCGTATAGCTTCCACCATCGGTTAAGGATCTTGAGTGTGGCCTTACGAGGTTGTTGGCCTTCTTGAATACAGAGCACGAGCTTACGAAGTTGGGTGACGTGGTTACACGTGGTTGGTGTTGAGGGGTGGTACCCGATCCTAGTGATGAGGCTTTCAATCTTCTTTGTAAAGAGGATTTCGGTTTGCTCACTATGTAGGTTCTTGAGGTCATCATCGGAATACCAATGTTGCGGGTTCGCCGGGGAGAGAATCCCTGCCATGGGCTTATTTGCAATAGCTTCTACAGCCTTGATAGCTTCTTGTTCGTCAAACATTAGTTGTGTTTCATGCCTGTCATAACGCCGTAGCCTTTGCGAGCGGAGAGACGATTAATATTGTCGGCCACCTCTTTGGGTAGCACTTGGATAGTGTTGCCGGTTTTATGATTGCTTATAGCTACGCATCCATAGGGTTGCGTGGTGCTGCAGTCAACACATGTGTGGTAACCCAAAGCCGTTCTGCCGGCGGGGATGGTGGCTTTGCAGCCGCATTTAGAGGACTTACTCATTTGTCTTTGAAATTTTGGTGTTCGAGATAGAAAGCCATTAGTGTGGCGGCTACCCCTATTAGGATTACTGCCATATTAGCATATTGACTATAAGTGTTAGCCAAGCACCAAGTGCAGCAATTAGAGCCGCACCTTCGTAGTTGAAGTGCTTGAGTCGGGATTTAATTTTATTCATGGTCCTCATCGACTGTGATGTATTGGTTAGAGTAGTCTATGTTCTCGAGAACATCGATAGCATGCTCGAGAGCTGCCGTCATGTTGTTTACAAGAGACTCTAGGCCACTGTTCCTAACACAGTTTTTAATTTCGTAAGTCATGTCATTGGTTGAATCGATTATACGACATGCGTGTTTTAGTTCTGGGACACACTCCCAACCGTCTTCGGTGGTTTGAATTTTACTCATTTCTTTGTAAAGTATTCGCGACTGAAGTCGCCTTGATTGATAAAACTGACAAGGCAAACTTTTGCTGTGCCACTGTAACTTCCTATGAAGTCTATTTTAGGTAGGGTCCCGCCATTCTCAATTCTGAGATCTTCGAGAAACCAATGTAGAGCTTCTTGCTCTTCCGGAGTATAACCGGCAATGCTTTGTCCTCCCAGACTAGGTATGTATTTAGGATCCATCTCACGATAGATCTTAACCTTGGGAAAGAGGTTAGTGTATTCCCGAGTCTTTTTGATCGGGCGATGAATATTAAATTTTTTCATTTCTGAGTGGGTTAGTGAGTTAATGTACATAGTAAATATACAACTTAATTTGCAATTACTACGATCTTTTTCGTTAAGAAACGTTAGGAGGGTATTCCGAAGTTAGTACCTCTTTTATAAAATCTTGCTTCGTTAGGTAGCTTGCTTGGACAGCCCTATCTAGTTCAGGCTGAATTAGTATGTTGGCCATGTGGACTGTGATTTCTCCTGAGGAGACTCTGGCGAGGGTGTTGACCTTAAAGGCGATAAACTTTTTTACGTCTGCGTTCATGTTAGTTTGTTTGATTGATGTACATAGTTAATATACGACTTATCTGGTAGATACTACGATGAACTTCGTTAAATTTCGTTAAAGTTATGAACAATTATTTTTGGGGATTTTCCCTGGATACCCTATAGGTACCAATCTCCGAATGGACCCTTCTGGGTTTTCAACAAGGCATTGTATTTTGCATAGTCGGTACCATACTTCTTTTTCAATGAATTGTGGATTCTCTTTACTGAGGTGGGATCGATTTGGCTTTTATCTCCCCATGCATCTGGTGCTATGTTACCTATGAGCTTTTGCAGGCTAACTAAAAATTTAGCATATCCTATATTCCGTGAGCCGCCTTCTTTGAGTATGTCTTTTAGTTTGATCATATTATTTTCATCTAACATTTTTAAGCCTCTTTGACCATAGTGGTCCTTTATTCTTTTTCTGAGTATTGAAGCCGCCTTGGTATAATTGCCATCAACTAATATCTTATGCCCTTCGACATCTGCTTCTAATTCTTGCTTTTTAGAATAAGTGCCCCTGTGCTTGAGTCTGTAGTGTGCAATCTCATGAGCTTGGATAGCAAGTAAATGATCGTATGACAAAGACCCTAAAGCCTCGCCGTCAATATATATTTGCTTTTTGCCTGGCATTAGAAACCCCAAACCATGGGATTTAAATATCGGAGCAAAATCGCTTGCGTATTTTTCATGCTCTGAATAAAGAACAAACATTTTGAATGATGTATCGATTTTGCTTTTTGCAGCTACAAGTCCTTTCATGTTAATAGACTATAACATATTCTTCATATTTTTCAATGCCGTTAACAAGTCATAGAAGGTTGCCCGTGAAGGACCCAATCTTTTGTCCTTGTTATCTTCCACCCAACGTTCTACTTTAAGACCAAATTTCTTTTTAGTTAGCTCGGCCATTATTAGGGCTATTTCCCAACCATGTTCCTTGATGATTTTTGCAGTTGAATCGTCGGCTTCGTCGATGCGAGTGTCTTTCCACTCTTTCATATTAAATTTCTTATTCATGTTAATAAATATCAATTGGGTTAATTAAAAGTTAGCGTCTCTTCCTATGGGACTCCATAACAAATGGGTCCGGGGGGTCTATAGGGAAAAAACCTCCGTCGACATGGGAACGTATCAGGCCGGTCCCTAGGTTTTCCAAAAAGTTCATAGGCACGAGGAAGGGCCCACCCCCACTCGGTGAACCCCTCATCTAATATTGTTAATAACTTTTGGTTAAATGTTCATAACTTAGTTTTGAGCATCCTCGACCTCATCGACATTGAAAAGGTCATTTTCTGTGCCATCGTCGCAAAACTTTTGAACAATTTGCTTAATGAATGTGCGTTCGCTATCGACTCCACCAGACTCATCGTACATAGGGTAGATAATAACTTGAGCAGCCTCCGAGACACTAAAGCCATCGTAGACTAGTGATGTGAGTTCCACAGATGCACGTGTTGATATAGCAGTTGACAATCTAGGATTCTCAGTGGACATTTCTATTCGTGTGGCTCCAACTATTTCAGCTATATCGGAAATAATCGTTTTCGCTAGATTTGGATAGAGCTTAGATAATAAGTCTTTCTCCTGTTCAGCCGTTGCCATACTCATCTCTATGATAGTGAATCTGTCCATCATAGCTCTATCGATCACACGTGTTGATGTGTATTCGTTACCTATATTGGCAGTAGCTATAAAGCATACGCCCTTAGCAACATTGACTGTCTTTGAGTCTTGTGCCTCATCGATACGTAAGTACCTTTGGCCTTGATCTAAGACACTCATTAGAATGTTCCATGCTTCTGGATGTGCTCTTGATAGCTCATCTAGTAGTATCACTGCGTTCTCTGTTTGTATAGCCCTTACGAATTCTGATTCTGCAAAGACTGTTCCCTCCTCCTTATTGAAGTGGGTGTTACCTATGAGCGTTGATCGTGGATCTTGTGTTGCTCCTAGATTGAAGTAGAATTCCGGACGATCTAATGCGTTGACCAGTGACTTAGCTGCCATTGTTTTACCGCATCCAGCTGGACCAGTCATCATAATGTTTTTGCCTCGCATAGCCGATCGAACTAGATATTTCCAATTGAGTGGACCCATCATTAAGAGATCGGGCTTAAGCTCTGCACATTCGGCATGAACGAAGCTCATTAGTTCGGCTTGTTCTGATGGTACCTCCTTTGGTACTTCCACAAAGTCAATAGCCGTAGCCATTAGTTCTGGGAATGGTGTGCCACCTGATGGTAGTCCTTTAGTAGCACTGTATGATAGTTCACCATCTATTGTCTTGTCTAGTGTGACCTTGACATTCTGTTTAAATGAGATGGCTTGTTTGATCTTACGAAGTGAGTCAGGATCCTTTGGCACATTGAATGTGGTTTTTCCTGAGTTAGTACGAAGGATGATCTCCTTGTTGTCATCGCGATATGCGACTAATGTGTAATCTGTATTCATATTAGTGGGGTTTATTTGTTTAGAGTTAGATCCCCCTGAGGTACAAATGTGGGGATTTTAGATTTTACGTAATTGTCAATTGACTTGCAAACATTAGCAAATCCTGTTTTGACATCATTTGGGTTGATCTCTTTAACAGAGATGATCTCGTTGTTGCGCTTGATAAGGACCATTGATCCAGAGGTAGTAGCGGTAATGTTAAGGGGGAAAGACTTTGTCATTGTAGTGGGGGTTTAAGTAGTTAGTTAATGTACATAGCTAATATACGACTTAATGTGGTAGAAGCCATGATGAATATCGTTAAGAAACGTTAAATTCTGCAGGACTATTTCATTTTGTTGACCAGGGAAATAGCATAACTAACTGGGCTAATAGGGGGTAGTGACTAGTAGAAGAGCCTCATAGCAGCTTCGATGCCTTCAGCAGAAGCGAGTGATACACTCTTAACTACTAGTGGAGCATATTTAGAGTTGTCTCCATTGCCAAATGTTTTAACGGCATTCTCAAAGGCACCCTCTTTGTTGACACCATAGACGGTGTTCCAACCTCCACCTTCAAAGTGAACCATAAACTCCTTAGAGCCTATGAGGTAGTGATGACGGGCATGATACTCCTCTAACATAGTGTTAATGGTATCACATTTGGCATCGTGATCGGTTGTAATTGAGTGGACGGCAACAGAGCTTAGAGCATATATGCGCTCCTCGATCTCGTTAATTTCTTTGGTAATAGCGGCTTTTGTCATTTTAGTGGGTTTAAAGGGTTAATTAATGAATGATTGACATAGTCAATATACAACATTCTAGGCAAATACCACGATGTTCTGATGGTTATTTTTCGTTAAGAAACGTTAAAATCGGGGGGAGTGGGTACTTCTGGTGAATACCACGATGTTTTGGTGGTTAATTTCGGTCGGTTGTGATTTAGTTTGGGGTGGGTACTTCTGGCAAATACCACGATAATATGGGAGTTATTTGTGCTGGGTTGAAGGCTATGGCTTAGCCAACAGAATTTGCATAGGGGCGGTGGGTTTACTTCGAAATATTTTACACAAACACCAAAAGGGGGCAAATACGCGCTTAAAACCTATGGCGTTCCTATTCTTCCACGCCCAGTATTTACCACAACTTACCAGAACTTCCCACATATTACCAGAATCTCGGGGTATATGGTGGGCTTTTCCAATGGGGTACCACAGTATTAGGGGATCAAGATCGGGGGACTAGGCATATGCACACATACTGCATGGTTACTGTGCATTAAGAGCTCATACGTGCACTCTTATCTTAGCTACACATGTGCATTACTACATATACTAGCGTTGTTGTGATATATGTTACTGCAAGACCTATAAATGCATATGCTATTATTCTCATTGCATCTTCTTTTCTTCTGCTGTTATCTGAATAGTATGGATGTTCTTTCATGAATCTTTTTACTTCTTTTGTGGCTTGCTTAGACTCTGCTTGCTTGGAATCTGCATTGGCTTTGAGTTGACTAATGGTTGATGTGTATTGTGCTCTTTTCATTTAGGTTTACCTCCACCCTTTAGGAAAGGAAGATAGGTGGTTCTTTTTAGACCTTCGGGCATATCCTCTGGAGATGTGATATGATCTTCTACAAGCCTATTTCTATTGTACTGGTCTACTAACCACTGATCTTCATCGTTCATTATGTTCCTTAGTTTTTCTATTAGTTCTACTACGTTGTCTGGATCCATAGTACAAGCACAACATGTATCTACATGTGCTTCTATTTGATCTAGTATTATTAATGCTTCTTTCATTATCTAGCCCATATCATTGCCACTATGTAGACCACTATCATTACTGCTGCGTATATCAATGCCGGTGTATCTGGAGGATGTGGATCTGAGTGTTTATTTTGAACGTGGAATGTCATTTTGACTGGTGAGTTGGTACTGGGTTTGCATGCTGAGGCTGCTCATGTCTTGGCACTGGTAGCCTGGCTTGCATTAGTATGTATAGCATACCCATTATGATTATGCTCCATCCTATTGCCTGTAGTGCAAATGATTCTGTTGTTTTCTCTCTGTTATGCATCGCGCTACCTTCCTGTGTTATCGTCGCCGGGGGTTTCTTTTAGGTACTCATATATCCTACTTACGGATAGATTCATAACCTCTGCTATCTCTGCTACGCTCATGCCTTCTTCCTCTACCATTGCTTTCACTTGGCTTGCTTTATATTTTGTGCCTTCTTTTATAATAGGCGTGTGCTTGTTTTCTTTTGAATTCCAATTAGCTCCCATGGTTGTCTCCGTTTGGATCCCAGCTAAGATCCTCATCTGTGTTGTGAGGTTTGCTCTGATCTGTTACTATAATACTTGTTATGACTCCGGCAAGAAAGTCTTCGCCTTCTTTTATCTTTGCTATGTAACCTGATGGATACTGCACATTCTCATAGATCTTGGTGCCTCTGCCATCTACATATGTAATGCTTACCCTGAACCCTCCATCTTTTTTGTGTAGTGGGTTAGTTCTGTACTTGGGTGTTACTTTATATTCTCTGCTCATTATTTTCTATTGTTAAGACCTTTTATGTATCCCCATATAAAATTCAGTATTAAGAATGACAGGAATAGTGGCCATAGTATTGCTGTTAGTAGTCTCTGGCCATTTGTCATTAGATCTAAAGCTGTAGACCCAACTGCGTCTAGCATTTTGTCAATCAGGTATACTGTTGCAAGGCCCATTATTAAATATATTGCTGTGAGTTCTAACATTACATTATAAATAATTTGCCTTTCTTAGGCTTTGGGGTTTTACTATAGCCTTCTGGTAATGCATTAACTATTGATAGAAATGGATCATTATCTGATATCTCTAGCAATGAGTGCTCATCAATATTCTTAGTGGTATTCAGAGGCATTAACTGTGGGGTTATGAATAGACTGTATAGTGTGTCTATTGTTAACTTGCTTAAGTATTTCTCATTGGCAAGTAAAGAAGCCTCGTCTCTAAAATTGCTGTCAAGGTATGATAGAAATGCTCTAGGCGAGTCTCCTTCATATGCTGGTTTGCAATTCGCAAATTCGTCTGAGTCAATTGCATGATACGCTGTTGCGTCTGTTACCATGTGGGTTGATCTTTGTCTGATATCATATTTCATTTATAGTAATCCTTTTTGTATTAGTATAGGTTTTAGTATGGGCTCTAGTACTTTACCAGCCCAATCATAACATTCATCTAAGCTTGATTTAATATCTTTCGATAGTAATTTCCATTTGCCAGATTCTTCACTTTTTCTTAGCACTGACACTTTCCATTTGATTTTTCCCTTGGGTTCTATTACGACCCAAAATCCATTGTCGTGTAGTATGTCAGCTTCAGAGACTGGTATCATTTCTATCTAAATATTGTTACCATACCATTGAGCTGAGTTGCTGACCCTTCCTCGGTGGCATTAAGTTTCCATGTATATACGCCATCCGGACATAACCAATGACCTGATCTGCTAGTACCTTCCCAATAATCTGTTGGATCAGTCATTTCCTTAACTAGCGTGCCCCATCTATTGTATATCTGGAGGTTCCATGTTAACCAGCAGGTGACATCTGTTACTACATAGAACATGTCATTTACTCCATCATTGTTAGGAGTAAAGGTATTCGGTATAAAGATACTGTCATCATCACATCCATCCATTCCCGGACCTTCATCACATGGCTCACCGGTGTCACAATCTATATATTCGGTCGATAGTATATACTCTGTAAAGGTTAGGGTGTCTGTCACATAAACGTAGTTGTCTACTAGTACGTCGACATATATGGTATCGTACGTTATCCATTCGACATCTACATATTCTATAATGGTGTCTGTTATGTATTCAGTCAACCATAGGGTATCTGTCGTATTTATGTATTCAGTCAACCATATGGTGTCAGTTGTATTTATGTATTCAGTTAGCCAAAGAGTATCTGTTGTATTTATATATTCAGTCAACCATATG